GAAGGATAGGGGGATCCCCTCACCGGATATCGCTGATGCTTTGGCTATGACGTATGCTGAAGTGGTGGCATCTTCTTCAGTACTTGGGAGTAATATCAAAAAGAAGCAACAGGTCGTATCAGAATATGACCCTCACGAGCAAGATTGGTGATATGTTTCTAAAAAGGAGATAAAATATGGGCGGGTCTAAAACACCGGGTCAGTACCTCGGCCCTTCACAGCATGCTACTGTGAAAAGAGATGAACTTAGTAGATATAAAAGGCTTGGTCTTATTGAAAGTCCAGAAGCTGCTCAAACTTCAGCAAATTATGTTATGGCTAGATTAGGTTCTGATAATCCAGGAAATTTTGCTAATTTTATGGGTAGCCTTGACCCGAATAAGACTATTGGTTCTCAGCTTAATCTCCCCCGCAGTGTCTATACAGACCCAGCTAAATTTGTGAAAGAATCTGCTACGGTTAGCACTGGAAAACAAAAATTAATAGATGAAACAAAACTTCCTGAGATATCTCCTGATGATCTTGAATCTCCAGTCGCTAAAGCCAGGAAAAAAGAAAGCAGACTTGCATCGGCTAATCAAGGTAGGTCTTCTACAATAGCAACTTCTCCCCAAGGGATTGCAGATGAGGCCGTTGGGCAAACCGCACGTCCTACCTTAAGACGAAAGCGGGTATCGCTTAAAACTGTTTTGGGAAATTAAAAGATGCTTAAAGATATTAAAAATAAAAAAGATTATTTTACAAAACGGCATGGTGCTATGAAAAAAGAGCGCGAAAGTTTTATTGCGCATTATAAAGATTTGCAAACATTTATTAAGCCTCGTCGTGGGCGTTTCTTTACGGAAGAACGTAATAAGGGGAAGAAAGTACACCAGAACATTATTAACAGTGCCGGCACTCAGGCACATCAGATTGCGCGAGCCGGCATGTACGCTGGGATTATGTCTCCTGCGCGTCCTTGGTTTTCCTTGCAAACTTTTGACCCAGACTTAATGGAGTTTCAGCCGGTTAAGATATGGCTAGATTCTGTGGAGCATTTGATTAGGCAAATATTTAGCTCAGGTAATCTTTACGATATGGCTCCTGTTCTTATAGGAGAATTGTTACTATTTGGTACTGGCTGTATGCTGCATGTAGAAGACTTTGATGATGTGTCAAGATTTTACACCATCACGGCAGGTTCTTATACTATTGCTCAAAATTCACGATACACTGTAGATACTTTAGTTCGTGAGTTTGAAATGACGACTATTCAAATGATTGAAGAATTTGGAGAAGGTAATGTAAGTCAAAAAGTTAAAGATGCGTATAATAAGGGGAATTATGATACTTGGTTTCCTGTTATTCAATTTATAGAACCGAATCCACAGGTAGACCCAAATAAATTACAGTTTTCTCAATTTAAGCCTTATCGCTCGAAGTATTATGAGCCGGGGGCGGTGGATAAAGAAAAGTTTTTGAGAGAAGCTGGTTTTGATGAATTTCCTGCTTACTGCCCTAGATGGGATGTAACAGGAGAAGATATTTATGGAACAGATTGCCCTGCTATGACAGCATTAGGAGATATTAAAGGGCTTCAGGTTGAAGAGAAAAGAAAAGCACAAGCTATAGATAAATCAGTAAATCCGCCTTTGCATGGCCCTCCTTCTTTGAGGAATGTGCCGGTTAGTAGTTTGCCGGGGGGTCTATCTCTTTACTCTTCCAGCAATCAACAGAAACTTGCGCCTATTTATGAAGTACGTCCTCAGCTTCAGGAACTTCGTCTTGATATGGAAGCGGTAGAAGCTCGCATTAACAAAGCTTTTTTTGTAGATATGTTTCTTGCGATTTCTAATATGCAGGGTATTCAGCCAAAGAATCAGTTGGAATTGTCTCAGAGGAATGAGGAGCGACTACTTCAACTTGGTCCTACTCTTCAAAGATTCCAACGAGAACTTTTAGATTTACTTATTGACCGTACTTTTAATCAAGCCCTAAGAGCTAATATTCTTCCAGAACCCCCCGAGGAACTACAAGGTTCACCTTTACGGGTTGAATATGTTTCTCAATTAGCTATGGCGCAAAGAGCTATCGCTACATCAAACATTGATAGGATTATGGGGTTTGCTGGTGGTTTAATGGGATTAGGTTTTGGAGAAGTTAAATATAAAGTTGATGCTATGCAAGCGATAGATGAATTTGCGGAAGCTCTTGGACCGCCTCCTCGGATTATTGTTCCTGATAAAGATGCTGAAGAACGTATTGCTGCGGATAGAGAAGCTGCGGCTAGGGCGCAACAGCTGGAGCAAATGAAGACTCTCGGTTCAACTACTAAAGATTTAGCTGCTGCACAGACGCCGGAAGGAAATGCGTTAGATAGTGTTAAAGAAGCCATAACAGCTGGAGCTTTGGAAGGAGGATAAAAAGTGAGTGAGGAAGAACTGGAATTTGGGGAAGAAGAAGAAAAAGGAGGAGTAGGCAATAAAACAATAGTAAAGAAAAAACTAACAAAAGCAGAAATAAGAAAAATTAAACAAATTGATGAGCTAAGAGAAATATTAAAAATAAGAAAAGGTCGTGCTTTTTTATGGAGGGTTATTTCAGAATGCGGAGTATATAAAGCAGCGCCAAATATTGAAATGGAAAGATTTGAAGGAAGGCGTGATATAGGTCTTTGGCTACTTGAGGAATTTTTTTCCATAAAAGGAGACTATTATTCTTTAATGAAAGCGGAGTCAATGGAAGATTCTAAAAATTATGGAATTGACGCTTGACATTGTGTGTATTTTTTGATATAATATCTTTTTTCGAATAATAAGGAGAATTTACATGCCGGAGGAAAATGTAGAAGATACAGATACTGAAGATACTGAAGATACTGAAGATACTGAAGAGGGTAAAGATACTATCGTAACTGAAAAAGAGGATTCGTCTTCCTCTGGGGAGAAGAAAGAAGAAGATAATTCTGAAGCAAAAGCTAAGGACGGTGGAACCGACAAAGCTGCTAAAGAGGAATCTAAAGCTCCTGAGAAATACGACGACTTTAAAATGCCAGAAGGTTTTGAAGTGAATGAAAAAGCTATGGGTGATTTTCAGCCTTTAGCAAAAGAATTAGGTTTGACGCAAGAAAATGCACAAAAACTTATTGATTTATGGTCGAAAACTCAAAGTGAAATGGCATCAGAATGGGATAAAGCTTCTGAAACTCTTGATAATGAATGGGTTGAGAAGTGTAAAACTGACGCTGAGTTTGGGGGTCAAAAATTTGAAGGAAGTCGAAAGAATGCAGGATATTTCATAGACCAATACAAAGACCCGGAACTTAGTAAAGCGTTAGATGAAACAAGAGCAGGAAATCATCCTTCTGTATTTCGTCTGTTAGCGATACTTGGGGGAATGATGAGAGAAGACGGACTGAAAGTAGGAAATGCTATGAAAGGTTCAACGGAGCCAAAAACATTAGCTGAAACAATCTATCCAAACCAAGGAAAAGAATAAGGAGCAAATAATATGGCAACTTTAGCTGCAACTAGACCCACTCTATTAGACCTTGCGAAACGAACTGACCCTGATGGTCAAATCGCAAAAGTGGTAGAAATTTTGAATGAAACGAATGAAGTTCTTGACGATATGATGTGGAAGGAAGGTAATCTCCCCACTGGCCATAGGACTACCATTCGTTCTGGTTTGCCGACCCCCACATGGCGTAAGCTGTATGGTGGTGTGCAGCCGACTAAATCCCGTACCGTGCAGGTTACGGACAATACAGGTAGTTTGGAAGCGTATTCTGAAGTCGATAAAGCGCTTGCAGACCTCAACGGTAATACTGCGGAATTTCGTCTTTCTGAAGATAAGCCGCATATCGAAGGTATTTCTCAGGAAATTTCTGATACTTTGTTCTTCGGAAATGAAACGACTGAGCCTGAAGCTTTTACCGGCTTTGCCCCCCGCTTCAATAGTCTTACGGCGGAGAACGGTGACAACATTATCGCTGGTGGCGGTAGTGGTAGCGATAACGCAAGTATTTGGCTAGTTGTATGGGGCGACAATACTTGTCATGGTATCGTTCCAAAAGGCTCAACTGCTGGTATGCAGATTTCAGATAAAGGCCAAGTCACGATTGAAGATATTGATGGTTCCGGTGGGAGGATGGAAGCTTATCGGACTCACTTTAAGATGAGCGCCGGCCTTACGGTACGGGACTGGCGTTACATTGTTCGTATCGCTAACATTGATAGGTCAGCTTTGACAAGAACTTACACTTCTGGTGTATTTTCTTCGGGTGCCCATCTTCCTGATTTGATGTTCCAAGCCCTAGAGTTGGTGCCTAATCTTAATGCTGGAACTCCTGTTTTTTACATGGACCGGACTATTCGTAGTTGGGTACGAAGGCAGGTTGCCGCTGGTGTGCAAAACGCCACTCTTAGTATGGACGATGTTGGGGGCAAAAAAGTTCTCAGCTTTAATGATGTTTCTCTAAGGCGATGTGATGCTCTCTCTGCGGATGAAGCTACTATTAGCTAAATAGAAAGGAAACTAAAATTATGATTATGGACAAATATTCAGAGTTTGCAGATGCAGAATCATTAAATACAGGTGGAGCAGGTACATATAATATCGGTGATGTGATTGACCTTGGAGAAACTGGTCGTGACCTC